GGCAACCTGGATGCTAACGTATGATATCAATCAATCTATCGCTACGCATCAGCCGCGCCGCCTTTTGGCATCTGCTGGATGCGCTTGTTAGCTTTTTGTGAGGTACATCATGCGCAGAATATCTCATTTTTCTTGCGGGGCAGCTTCAGCAATAGCAACGAAGCTGAGCGATCCAGACGAAATATGGTATGCCGCGACAGGCGCAGAAGACGAGGACAACGAGCGATTCCTGCACGATTGCGAGGCATGGTTTGGTCGGACGGTGCGCATACTGAAAAGCGAAAAATATGCGGATACTTGGGCCGTGTGGGAGGACAAGCGGTATCTCTCGGGCGTATCTGGCGCCCCCTGCACAGGCGCACTTAAAGTGAGCCCACAGATCGCAAACCAACGCGCCGACGACACGCACATATTCGGCTACACCGCAGACCAGAACGACATGCGCAGGGCGAGAGCGATGGGCGAAAATTGGCCTGCTCTACGCACAGAGTTTCCCTTGATCGAGCGCGGACTGAACAAAGCCGCGTGCCTTGCTCTGCTGCAATCGGCAGGAATCCAGCCGCCGCGAGTCTACGCAATGGGATACCCCAACGCGAATTGCATCCCGTGCGTGAAGGCTACCAGCCCGAACTACTGGTCGTTGGTGCGCAAGTGTCACCCAGAGCAGTTCGAGCGGATGAAAAACCTTGAGGCTCGTTTTGCGGCATCCCTGGTGCGAATCGAAGGCGAGCGCGTTCAACTCTCTGCGCTTCCTGTAGACTGGCCCACAAGGGAACCACTGGCGCCAGCCTGCGATTTTTTGTGCCAACTGGCAGAGCTTGAGTTTGAAAACTAACAGAACGCTCAACTTGGCGTGGCGCGGCAATGGCTGCCTGGAGGCGAACGTATGATATCCATTAACCTATCCGAACGTTCCACCTGGCGTGGCGCGGCAATGGCTGCGGCGGGCGCTGGTGGCCTATATCTGATCATCCCTGAGATTGTAGCGATTAGCCAAGCCGCGTCGTCGGCGCAGCTTGAGTTCTCGCTTGCGAAGGTTACGGCACTCGCGAGCGCTGTTGGTCTTGCGGGGCAGGCTGCGAGCGGGCTGATTGGCGTGATGTTTAGTGATAAGGGGCAGCCCGATGCTTGATTGGCTTTGGCAAATCATCGCCGTTGGCGCAACGCTGGCGGCCGGGTACTTCGGCATCCGGTCGTCGTGGCTCCAGCACAAGATTGATCTCGATAAAGCCGACCGCGCGGCGGCGTCCGCAAAGCAAGAATCCGGTGCTATTGCCCGTCAATCCGCAGTTCGCAACAAGTACCAATCGCAAGTCCCGATTGACGTTGCGAAACGTAACGACTTTGAGAGGCCATGATGACGCATTCCGCCTCTCTCGTATGGGTTACACCGAATGCCGAACAGCTTATCGCGGATATCGCAAGAGTCAGTAGTCCAGAGCGCCAAGGTGATGATCCGCAAAAATTAATCGGCTGGATTATTCGGAAAAGGCATTGGTCTCCTTTTGAGATGGTTTCGATGTGCGTCGAAATCAATACAACTCGCGATATCGGCCGGCAGATACTTCGTCATCGGAGTTTTTCATTTCAGGAATTTTCGCAGCGCTGGGCTAGTAATTCAAAGCTTGGGATGGCTGCTCCTCCTAAGTGTCGGTTGCAAAATCCAGATGCTAGAGAATTTCCGATAGACTGCGATGATGCCGAGTTGAATGTCTGGTGGACTGCCGTAGCAAACTCTGCTCTTGTTTCTGCTTATCAGCAATACGAGGCCGCTTTAGAGAAGGGAATCTCTCGCGAGGTGGCTAGGGCGATACTGCCGGAGGGGGTGACGGCGACTCGGATGTACATGTCGGGAACCTTTCGGAGCTGGATACACTATCTGCAATTAAGGATGTCTGCCGATACGCAAGCCGAGCATCGCGCGGTTGCTTGTTCGATAGCCGAAATTCTGTCTACTGTCGCGCCGTTTGTTAGCGAATGCGCCATACAAAAAACAGGGCAGAATCCATGAGTCGCTGGGCTGGCCTCATACTGCTAACCGCTATCTGTGGATGCGCCAAGCCCCCCGTCGAATACCGCCCCGTGCCCCTGCACCTCATCCCTGGTTGGCCGCAACTGCCGACAGTGCGGGCGGATGAGTTGCGGTGCCTAAATGACGAAACTTATTTGAATTTGGCAGAGCGCGATTTGCTGTTGCGAAAATATAGCGAAGAACTAGGGGCGCTATTGGGAGCGCAATGATGCACATTCAGCTTGATGAAGCACAGGTCATTTCGTGGGTTGTGGGGAGTGCTGCTAGCGCCGTAGGGCTCATCATATATGGCATGTGGCTGTTGCTTAGTCGTTTTAGCGCTGATGTCGCAAAGCAAATAACAGAATCTAACGCGCACATCGAAAGTCACATGAAAATCGAAGAAGAGCGCTGGAATACTATTTACGACGAACTGCGCGGAATGCGTGAAATGTTCGTGACCCGAGAAGTGCTTAATCTTCGGCTGGTCGATCTTGAGTCAAAGATCGAGTTGATTCGCAAAATGATCGATACGCGAAGATCGCAGCGCAATGGGGCTGATGAGAATAGCGAACGGCCGCTATGATCGAAATCGATTTGAGTGCAGATTTGCGCCCGATGTTGAACAGGCTGCAAAACGTACAGCGGCAACTCCAGTTCGTAATCGCCAGCTCGTTGACCAAAACGGCAGTACGGGTTAAGCCGGAAATCCAGGCTGAGATGCGCCGGGTTTTCGATAGGCCGACTCGTCACACGCTCAATTCGCTCTTCGTCAAACCCGCCCTGAAAAAGGATGAGAACCCAACGGCACGGGTGTGGCTGAAGGATAGCCAGGAAGCGGCGCTTGCAACTCGGCAGTTCACTGGCGCCGGCCTGGCTGCGGATTATCTGTGGCCTGAGATCGGCGGCGGGACGCGGAATCTGAAGCGGTTTGAGATTCGGTTACGAAACACTGGGCTGTTGCCGCCGGGTATGTTCGTCGTTCCTGGGAAAGGGGCGAAGCTGGATGCGTATGGAAACATGAATCTTGGACAGCTGATCGCAGTGCTATCGAAGTTGGGCACGATCCGAGAGGCGACAGGACGCAGCAATCGACAGGGGGCGCGCTATGCCAATGCTCAATACTTCGTCAGTAGAGGTGAGCATCTGCATCGTGGAGTCTGGCAGAGGCTGCCGGGCCATAAACTGATGCCGATCTATTTGTTTGTTGATAGAATCACGTACCGGCGCATCTTCGAGATTGACCAGGTGGCGCGGGAGGCGGCGTTGCGGATTTTGCCGGAAGAGTTCGAGGCAGCGATTGATCGGGCGCTTGCCGGGTAGAGGAAATATAACACAATTGATCACATGCTCCCATTGAGTAAGGGCGGTATCCACTCGATAGGGAATATCGCTGTATGTTGCCGATCATGCAACAGCAAAAAAAGAGATATGGATTTTTATCAGTGGGTCACCTCGCTAGGCGATAAAGGCAAGCGGAATGCTATTAAATGCTGGAGAAAAATTAAAAAATGCAATATAAATCAACAAGTAATGTTTTAATGTCGGGGACCCCAGGGCAATGCAACATCCACGAGTAATTCGCACCCCGGATTGGCGCGTTTTTGTGACGCTATGGCAAACACATGAAGCAGGAAGATAGCCATATCGCGGTATTCGATGACTTGCTGTGGACGGCAACTCGCTATAGCGACGTTCTAAAAATTGATCGCCGTGTCGTGGCTCAGGGTCTTAATGCCGCGCCATCGCAAACAGTCAAAGGCCGGCAGGTTTGGCATGTCCGAGATGGAATGCCGGCGATCTTTCGGCGCGTGCTAGGCGTTGAATCTAGCGATGTTCCGGCTCATCCGCGTGACCGACTCGACCACTACCGGGCTGAACGGGAGCGATTGAAACTGGAGCAGGAAACCGGATTGCTCATCCCGGCCGCCGAAGTCGAGAGCGTGACGGCCGAGGCCATGAAGACCCTGGCGCAAACGCTCGACACGCTGCCCGATGTGCTGGAGCGAGACGCCGGCATCTCCGGCGAAGCCGTGCAAATTGTTCAGCGCGTCATTGATTCGGCGCGTGAGTCCATGTACTCGGACGTAGTGAGGTTGGCAGACGGCAATGGCAGCGTCAGCGGCAGCGATCCTTAAAGCGGTTTCGGAGCTACTTCGGCCACCCCGGCGGATGCCTGTCGCCGAAGCGGCCGGCCGGTATTTGCGGATTGCCCGTCCGGGCGGCGTTGCGAAGGAATGGGATGCCTCCCTAACCCCGTACATGGTCGAGCCGATGAACGCCCTAGCGGATCGTCGCACCGAAGCCGTGGTATTCGTGGGGCCGGCACGTACCGGAAAAACCTTCGCGCTGGTCATTGGTGGACTGACTTACAGCGTGATTTGTGATCCCGGCGATACCCTCGTGGTCCACATGACCGAGCACAATGCCCGCGACTTTTCCAAGGACGATATTGCCCGCGCTCACCGCAACAGCCCGGAATTGCAGGCCCGGCTATCGCCCTATGCTAGCGACGACAACGTGTTCGACAAAGCCTACCGAAACGGTATGCGGTTGCTGATCGGCTGGCCGTCGGTTCGGCAGCTTTCTAGTCGCACGCTGCGCAACGTGCTGATCACCGACTATGACCGGATACCGGACAATATCGACGGCGAAGGTAGTGCGTTCGAGTTGGCCCGGAAGCGCGTGCAAACCTTTTTGAGCGCCAGCATGGTGCTGGTCGAAAGCAGTCCGGGCCGCGTGATCACCGATCCGAAATGGCGGATGATCGATCCGCACGAGGGGCCGCCCTGCACCGGAATATTCGGGCTCTATAACCAGGGGACGCGCAAGCGCTGGTACTGGCCTTGCCCGGAATGCGGCGAATACTTCACCGCACAACCGACCATCGATGCGCTAGCGATGGCAGAAGGCGAGGCCGGATTAGTCTGCCCGCACTGCGGCGCGGTCATTCCGAAGACCGCAAAGCGCAGCATGAACCTTGCCGGGCGGTGGCTGGCAACCGGGCAATCCATTGACCGCACTGGCACGATCAGCGGAAATCCGCCGCCGTCGTCGATTCAGTCTTATTGGCTAACCGGGCCCGCAGCCGCCTACCAATCGTGGGCGTCGCTGTGGCGAAAGTATTATGCCGCGCTGGATGCGATGGAGCGCACCGGGGCAGAGGATGCGTTGCAGGCCGTTGTTGCCGGCGACTTCGGCATGGCCTACCGGCCGCGCAATTTGAGCATCACCCGCGAATCAACGGCGCTCTCTTGCCGGGCCGAGGAATGGGAGAAACGCACAGTCCCCGACGGCGTGATGTATCTGATTGCGGCAGTGGACGTGCAGGGTAATCGGTTCGTCGTCCAGGTGATCGGATACGGCCGGCAGAAAGAGCGATGGCTAATCGACCGCTACAACATCAAGTGGTCGCCTTCCAGAGTCGATACCTTGAACGCCAAGGAACCTATCGACCCGGCTCGCTACATCGAAGATTGGGCCGCGCTGAACGCGGTCATCACCCATCCCTATCCGCTTGCGTCCGATCCGAACCGGGCGCTGCTGCCGGTTTGTGTTGGCATCGATTCTGGAGGCAAGGCGGGGGCCACCGAGAAAGCCTATGACTACTGGCGGCAATGCCGGAAGGACGGGAACGGCAAGAAGGTCCGGCTGGTCAAAGGCGATCCGCGACAAAGTATCCCGCGAATTGTCGTCACCTACCCCGACAACACCAAGCGATCCACCCGCAAGGCCAATGCCAAAGGGGAAATCCCTGTGCATCTGATCAATGCCACGATCATGAAGGACGCCCTGGCTGCGGATTTGTCGCGTGACGAAGTGGGGCCTGGCTATATCCATTTCCCGCGATGGATCGGCGATTGGTTTTTTGATGAACTGACCAACGAGGTGCGCACCGCGAAAGGCTGGGACAAGACCGGGCGCAACGAAGCCATCGATCTGTTCGTGTACGCCGATGCACTGAACATTCTACTGAAAGGCGAGGTCATCAACTGGGAATCGCCGCCGGCCTGGGCCAACCCCGAACTGTCGGCACTCTCGTTGGCTCCAGCAGCGGCCGCCCCGCCAATCACCGCACCGCCATCGAATAGCCCGAATCGTTCGGGCATCCGCCGCCAAACCGTCACCCGGAGAGTCACGCTATGAGCGACATGTCCGCCCGTCGCATCGCCGAAATCGACGCAAGCTGCGGCGATGTCAACCTTCGCCTTTTGTTTGCTGCTGCCGACGCGAAACTTCGTCTTGAGCAAGGCCGAGCAGTTCAGCCGCCGTTCGCCGGGCCGTTTCCCGAATCGCCGGTGTCGCCCCCGGTGCCAGCGCGTGTTCGATCTGAGCCAGGCCGGTGGCTGCATCGAAGGTTCGCGCAAATGCTTCGGGGTTGGGGTGGGTTACGATCAGCGCCCCGATAGCGCGTTTCAGCGCGAACAGTTGCGCGCCCAAATGCATTTCGTAATCAGACACTACGATCATGCGAGTCTCCGCAGCAGACGCAGACCTCGACAAAGACGGCAGGGGGCGGTCTGCGGAACGCCCCTTTTCGGTCGCGACCCTATCCGTACCGCAGATGATGCCATAGCCACATCAAGAGAGTAAGCCATGAGCGACATTCTCGACTACATCCGCGC